GGGCGGTATTGGCATTGGTTTGGGCCTTCGTGAATTAGCAGAGGCCGCGGATTCCTATACCAACCTTTCAGCTCGAATCAACATTGCAACCAGTGATGGTGGAAACTTCACCCAAGCCATGGCTGGGGTGCACCAAGTTGCGTTGATGACCAACTCAAGTCTGGATGCCACCGCGGGTCTATTTACGAAAGTGAATGATACCGGTAAGCAGATGGGGATGACCCAACAGCAAAGTCTTGATCTGGTCAAAACAATTAATATGGCCATTCAGACTGGTGGTGGATCGGCAGCTGCAGCTGATGCAGCAATTACCCAGTTCACGCAAGCATTGCAATCAGGTGTGTTACGTGGTGATGAGTTTAACTCAATCATGGAGCAGGCTCCGGGCATCTCTAAGGCCTTAGCTCAGTCATTAGGTGTAACCACCAGTGAACTGCGTAAAATGGCTGAGAATGGTGAACTATCGGCCGAGAAAGTTATTAAGGCCCTGCAAAGCCAATCAGCAGCAATTGAGGCTGATTATGCAAAATTTCCTACCACCATCGGCAATGCTTTACAGAGAATCGCTACACAGTGGCAAATCCTAATCGGTGAGATGGACCAGGTAAACGGCGCATCAGCAACGGTAGCACAGTGGCTGGTAACTCTTGCTGACAATATGAGTGTGGTGGAGACCATACTCGAAGATATTGGTGAAGGCTTTATCTGGGTAGGGGATCAGCTTAAAAAAATCGATCCAGCCACAATTGAGGCACTTAAAGAGGCATTAAGCACTACCTACGAGACTATTCAGTCCATGGCTGGTTCTTTAGGCAATGGAATTGGAATCGCCGTAGACCAGCTTGATACGTTGCTTGGAGCAATATTTAATTTTGAAAGCGGCATAGATACAGCAACAGATAAGACTAATGGCTTCACCAAAGCCTTGCAGGCTCTCAATGTAGTATTTGGATTCATTGGTGATGGTTTTGAAGCAATTAGTATAGTTGCCAACCTGCTTGCTGGCGTGTTTTATGATGTTGGTGCTGCATGGATAGGGTTTAAAGCCAATTTCAAATGGGGCGATGCCAAGGATCAGGCTATTGCAGATATGGATGCAATGGCCAAGAAAGCACAGGACTATTATGACCGTGCAACTGCTGGTGCAATGGGCTTTAAATCTGCAGGTATTGCTGCTATTGAAGACATTGGAAAGACCCAAGATCAGAAAAACCAAGAATCCCTGCAGAGCAACAATGCCACCTTTGCAGAACTAGCAAAGCAGAATCAAGAATTTACCCAAAAGTCTAAAGATTTGGCAGCAGAACGTTCTGCCATCGATGCGCAATTAAATCAAGCGCGCAAGGATGGCAACCAGTCGACCATTGATGCAATCATTCAGAAATCTAATGAACTGGAGGGCCGCGAAAAGGAGCATGCAGCCAATAAAGCCGCATTAGATAAGGATATGCTGGCTTCTGCTCAGGCTTATGCCGAGGCAGCTATCAAAGCCAATGGCGGTGTTATGGACGGCGTGATGCAGGCCGATCTATTAACCAAAGGCTATATCGTCACTATTGATGAGGCTGGAAAGGTTAGTGTTCAGGCAAGCCATAGTGCAGAGCAGGCTGCCGAAAGTGCTGCTAAAAAGGAAGAAGCTCTCAAGCTGGCCAAGGAGAATGTTAAGAAAGCCGATGAGGAATATCTGGCTTATCAGAAACAGGCAGCAGCTGAACGTGCAATTCTGGAACAGCAGATTGAACAAGCCAAAAAGTCTGGTGATTTGAACGCCTTAGCCTCCGCCCAATCCTCAATTAATGCCATCAACGCTAAAGAAGCAGAGTTGGCCAATAACCGTGATTTACGTATAGCTGAATTAAATAAGGCTAACACTGGATCTGGGCAAGTTGCTGAAAGTGCTTATTCAAGGGCATCCGCTGCAGCTAACCAGTTTGGTGTTGATTTGGATGTCTCATTAAATAAAGTATCCAAGTCATTCACAGCATCTGGAAATGGTCTTACTGAGCTGCAAACTAAATTAAAAGATGCTGGGGTTACAGGTCAAAATGCAGCAAATGTTATCTATCAAGCCTGGGAGGATTGGTTAGGAAAAGCCAAGAACCCGGCTGAAATTGATGCAGCTAATGCCAAGCTTCGTGAGTTTGAGGCGCAAGGGGTATTTTCAACCAAACAGGTTGAGCTTGGCATTATGGCGATTCGTAATGCGAATGCTAAATTGCCAGATGAATTGGATGAAACAGGGAAAGCCTTTGAGCGTCTTGGTATTAAAACCAAGGAGCAATTGAAGCTTGCTGCACAACAGGCTGTGATGGATTACAACACGATTAAAAATAGTGGCCAAGCTACAGCTGAAGGTATTCAACAGGCTGGTGAGAAAGCCGCACAAGCGGTTGCCTTGTCTGGTGATGCCAGTGTGACAGCTCAATTTAATGCTATCGGTGCCACTCAGAAACTTAGGGTTGAGATCGATGAAACAGGCAAAGCCTCCGTTAAATCTATGTCCGATCTTGAGGCATCTATCAACCGTACTGGTGATAGCTTTAAGAATATTGAGAACGGTGCTCGATCTGCAGGCAATGTTATGCGTGAAGAGGCTGAAAGTGCCGGCGATGCATGGCAGGCCGCCGTGGCGAAGTCGAACAAGGAATTCAGGGATGAAATGAAACGCCAGGGCGAAGCCCTTAGCTCTATGTATGATTATCAGTCTTACAGCAAAGCCGATGTTTTATCACAGCTTAAGAGCAAGGGTTATAGTGACAAAGAGGCTGAAAAACTGGCGGGATCCATCTGGTCTAAAGCCATGGAAGCGGATCGTGCGGCTAAAGAGGAAGGTTTAGGTAAAGACGGAAGTCTTGCTATCAAGGCATTAATTAATGCTGAATACAACAATGCTGCTGCTAAAGGCTTAACCACTCAATGGGGTACCAACAAGATTAATGAATTGTTGCGTCAATTGAATAGCAACAGTCTTGTCCCTACAGGTCCATCTGCGAAGTCTGTAGATGTGAATAGTCTTGCGCCAAATGTCAGTACACCGGTTGCAAGCCCAACCACAACCAATGCATCCAAAGACGTTAATTACAACATTAGCTTTGGTGGTCAGACGCTTTCATTGTCAGGATCAGCAGAACAGGAATCCATGATGAATCAATTGATCAACCAACTCAAAACACAGGCGAAATCAACATGAAACTTATTCGCTTAGCAACCTCAGAAACCGTCCCATTAGAGGACGGTTTTTTATGGCCTGATGAATTCTCGTGGAAAGCCATTGAGCAGAATCAGACCTATGCCATGGATGGGACTTTAATCATTCAGGAAGGCAAAAAGAAGTCTGGACGACCTATCACTCTACAACCGGCAGACACCAGTATGGGGTGGATTAAGCTGCGTGAATTACGGACTATTTTAGAGTGGTCCAAGTTGCAGGATGAGAATTTTAAACTCCAGTTTGAGCAGCCACATGATAGCCGCCAGTTCACAGTCAAATTTAATCACCAGGACGGAGCTTTAGAGGCCGATCCAGTTAAAGGGATTCCAGCGGTATCACTGGATGATTATTACAACGTGACCTTACGCTTTACGGAGTTAAACGATGGCGATTGAACAAAGGATTTAGTGATTTATAAGTCTGAACGCTTGACGGATAACTCGGATGGCGGTGGTAAATATTCAGGCGTTGTAGTACAGGACGGCATCAGCAATAACCTGTTCAACGATGTGTCTGAGATGGATCGCACCATGGGTGATGTATCCATGCGCAAGGTCTTTCCGGCAGTGACTACGGAAGATGTTGATCTATTGATGGGCGCAACAGTGTTTGTATCTGAACTGCCAGAAGATCCGAATGTATCAGCATTATTGTTCAGTACCAAAAACTGGACCGATGAACGTCAGTCTGCTCAGAACCGGGTAGAGAACTACTTAGCCAAAGGTGGTCAAATTGCTGGTACACCACTAGACACGCATTGGCAGGGCATGTCATCACTACAAGTGGTTATGTTTCCACAAGAAACTGAAAGCTCTGTAGGTGACACGATCGTTTTGATCAGCGACGAAGGTAAAGCTTTGGAGCGTGAGCAATATGTGCGAATCACTAAGGTTGAGACTCGCATTGCTAAGATGGTAATTGATAAAGAAGAAATCGAATACAAAGTTGCCACTTATTCTCTGAATGATCCGCTTGTTGTTGATTTTGTCGGACTTACAGCGCGTCAGTGGTACAACGGTGAGAAATCCAAAACTATTATCCGTAACACCATTGTCGCAGATACCGGGCTGTATTACTCATCTTCCGCATTGGCCTCTGATGCCAATGTTGGTGAATTCACGGTAAATGCAAAAAGCATCTTTGCTCAGTTGATTCCATCGGCCCAGACTGAAACGCCGATTATCGACGTAAACGCTGCTGGTGAAAGCGTAGTACTCGTTGCGGGGAACACTGGCACTATTACAACTAGTTATCCCAATATGGTTATTGGAGTCAGTCAGAACCTTTACATCGGTTCAGCTGTGATTCCATCCAGCGTGGCTTTTAGCTTGCAAGGTCAGCAGATCACCGACCAAGGTGGATTGCTTAAAAACACTCAAGGCACGCAGGTTGGCACGATTGATTATCAGCGCGGTTTAATCCAGTGGACTGCAGCAGCGCCAGTCGGCACGATGAGTTTAAATATCACATTTAAGCCGGCGGCTGCACCGAACCAGTATTACCAAAGCGATGCCATTCCGGTGACTCAGAATAACCAAAGTACCAACTGGACCGGCGTTTTAGTTCCGATTCCTGCACCCGGCGCCCTGTCTATTTCATACATGTCGCAGGGCAAGTTCTATGAGCTTAAAGATGATGGTTCAGGCCAGTTAAAGGCTGCCAGTCCATCTTTTGGTTCAGGCATGATCAACTATGAAACTGGGTCATGGTTACTCACCACAGGTGCTTTGCCGGATGTGGATACGCCGATCCTGCTGAACTGGGGTACACCGATTGTCACTTTTGTGCGATCTAATTTAAGTGTGGAAAAAGCTGCGTTTGATTTTGATTTAGGACGACCAGGTGTGTTGCCGGGCATAACTATTAACTGGATGCTTGAAGGTGAAGAGAAAACAGCGACTTCGAATGCGCAGGGTAAGTTTACCGGTGATGCCACAGGTGAGATCAACTATGCCACTGGTATTGGTAAGATTATTCCCAATAAGTTGCCGCAGAAAGGTACAGTTTTCTCAGTGATCTATAACTATGGAACTTCACTTGAGCAGACCAAGATGGATGTCGCGCCAGATGCTAACCAGAAGCTGACCTTTACGATTGGCACAGGGCTGGCAATTCAGCCCAATAGCATTGAACTAAAAATTCCTCTTCAAAGTGGTGAGGGGGTTGCTGGAAGTGTGACGCTGACAGATGTACCAGTGAATGCAACCATTGGCAACCTGGTGAATGAGCGTGGTCAGGTACAGGGCACAATCACCTATGCCACAGGTGCGGTTGAAGTTACACCACAGGGTACGGCAAATAAATTTGTACCAACCTATACACCCATGACTATTTACGCATCAGCATAGCGAGGAAATATGTCTTTTTATTCTCCACAAACATCCAGCATTCGGGGTGAGCAGGTTGAACTCAGGGCCTTTAATGCTGTTGATGTGCAAGTGAAGTACCGCGATACTTCAGGCTCGAATTCAGCAACGCATACGGTGACGGCAAATAAGCTAAAACTGGATTTATCATCGGGCTTTGATGAACAGATTTTGACAGGCTCAGCGCGTTTTAAAGTGGGCGCTGACACCTTTTTGGATCGCACTGGTTTGCTATATCGAAACGTGAATCCTGCAAACAATTCAGGAATTCAGTCGGGTGCTATTCAGTATGGTACCGGGATTGTTGAAATTGACTCATGGACCCCAAATGCAGATAACACCATTGCACTAGAATCTCTGACCACAACCACTGACTTGTTGCCGGTCAATAAAATCAGTTTCAGAACCCCGATCATGCCGATTCGACCACAATCATTAACTGTAGTGGTGGGTACGCTTGAATATGGTCAGCTTACATTGACAGCTGATGAAAATGGCGTAATTGAAACCAGTCAGGCGCATGGACAGGTGAACTGGGAAAATGGTTTTTTCACGATTTATTTCTATACCAAAACCAAAATTACTGAAGCCAACCGTACTGAAATTGAGGCAAACGACTGGTATGATCCGCTGCTGGAATACCAGGAAGGAATAGACACTTATATCAATGTGCCAGTGTGGGTGGATGCTTCATCTGTACGTTATAACGCTGTGGCTTATACCTATATTCCACTGGATTCAGAAATCTTAGGTCTGTCTGCTACGCGATTGCCGATTGATGGCCGGGTGCCGATTTTTCGGGTCGGTGGTATCGGGATTGTCAGCTCAAGCAAAAACCAAGAACTACCAGGTGCGATTGCGGGAACAACCTACGACTTGGGTGATCAGCGTATCTCATGGGCAGAACTTGAAGATGCTAATGGCACCAAAGTACCCTTTGATTTGTACACGGTTGATTATGATTATGGCCGCGTGACATTGGGGGGTGACTTCGTACTGGGTAATCTGGTTGAACCACTCACAGTCAAATACCGCTATCAAGACATGGGCCTGATCCGAGATGTGCAAATCAATGGCCAGCTGACATTTACCAAGCCTTTAACTCATAACTATGATGCAGTAGATACCATTGTTGGATCAGCATTGGTTATTGGTGATATGCAGGCGCGTTACACCCGTAAGTTTGTGCAGCAGGCTTGGAATAGTGTCTGGAATGATGAGCCGAGTGGTACGGGGATTTCGGCAAATTTCAATGATTCACTCTACCCAATCTTGACCACCAACAAGGGCGCAATTCAGGAACGCTGGGCAATTGTCTTTACTAGCCCAGATAACTTCTATTGTGTGGGTGAATATACAGGGCGTTTGGCTCTTACAGGATCGATTAGTGCAGACTATGCGCCGCTCAACCCAGTTACTGGTGTTCCTTACTTCATAATCAAAAAAGAAGGCTGGGGAGCGGGTTGGGCCAATGGCAATGTCCTACGCTTCAATACAGTGGCTGCAAACTTTCCTGTCTGGGTGATTCGCACCGTAAAACAGTCAGAGCCAGCAGTTTTGTCGGATCAATTCCAGATCATGCTGCGTGGTGACATTGACCGAGTCGTCTGAATATCAATCTAATATGGCCGCTTTATGCGGTCTTTTTTTATGAGTAATAAAAAATGGCAATGAAGCAGACACAAACTAAGTATTTCTCATTTGAAGATGTTGGTTTAAATTTTAGTACTGTATCCGCGAGCTTGTATTTGGATCGTTTTAAAAAAATACTTGCTCTTGGTTATAACGAACAGACAGTATCAAGTGTGGCTGTAGTTGGTAATCAAGTCATATTCACATATGGTGGTGCGCATGGTTATGTGGCTGGTCGTGTTTTAAAAGTTAATTCAGGTGGATTGGCGGCGATTCATAATGGTGAGTTTTGGATTGATTCTGTCACAACCAATACTGTGACGATGACGATTGACGATGCTCCCATATCTATCGCAGGTGGGTTTACAAGCAAAATAGCTCCACTTGGTTGGGATTTAGTATATGAAGCGGGACAGGTTCAAATTTATAAATTTAAATCTTTAGATGAAACCGATCTCTATATTCGAATGTTATTTCCACTTACGGCAGATTATGGTTACTTGTTTCCGTGTATTGGCAAATCCTATAACCCTTCTACAGGATTTATTGATGACCCTTATGCATATGCAAACAATAAAGATATATCAACTGTAACCAATACTACAACTAATCTTAGATTTAAGCTGCACCCCTACAACGGTGTTGCACCCTATGCTAATTATACTTATGCGCAAGGAGTGTCTATAGGTGTAGGGAAAGCTGCGGTAGTGGGTAGTAAATATCACTTTGCACTTCTCAATAACATGGGAGCGACAGATGGTGGTGCGATATCTGCTATTTTACCAGCCAATATGCTTGACTACCCTCAACTAGACTACCCTTTAGTTATAGGAACAGGTACCGGTGGGAATACGACCGCACAGACGGGCGTTCAGTTTTTTTGTGGGAATAACGAGCTCACCCTGCTCTGGTCAAGTGGTGTCAGTACCACACGTTATGCAAATACAAGTTTCAGTTCATATCTTCCGAGCAATATTGACGCTTTTAATACACCTGCAGCTTTTCCTTTGATTTTAAGGGACTATGCAACACAACAGGTACTCGGTATGACTGCTGGCGGAGCATATCATTGTGGTTATGCAGTAGGCAACACCCCAACTAGAACCGCGAATACATCACCATCACTAACCATGGATATTGATTTTTCGCATGACATTATTGTTCATTACATAGGCAACTCATCAGCCAATATGTTCTTGGCCTTCCCATTAGAGGAAGTAAAGTATGGCGATTAAATTATTTAGAGTTTTTATGCGTGGCAGCTATGCTGCAAGTCCTCAAAAATTAAATGAATTGAATGTCACCATCACCCCTAAGAACTTTTCGTTCACTGCGCCGCTAAATGAAAATCAGGGGCTTGGTCGTATCAACGGTACAACCAAGAAAGTAGGCAATAATTACTCACCAGTGCCTGTGTGTTGTTTCAAGAGATCTACTCGTCAACTGCTTTGGGAAACCATATCAAAACCAGATGGCTCTTATGCTTTTAGAAATATTGCAAAAGGATTGGAGTGCTTTGTGGTGGCATTCGATCCAAATGAAGAATATAACGCAGTGATTTCCGACAAGGTGGTAGCCAAATGATCCAAACCTCTTTAGCTGCTGGGCTGGCTCAACTCCAAGCACTAGCAAACTTTTTAGATCAAGGTAGCGCAAATGCTACCTTTATTTTTTATGATGATACAAAACCTGCGAGTGTGGCTGTAGCTACAAATAATAGTGCGAAGTTAGTTACGTTAACGCTGCCAAAGCCATCAATCAAAAAAGTGAATACTGACCATATAGAGTTAAATCAGACGGATGCAGCCACGGTTATAAAATCAGGTACTGCAGTCTGGGCGCGTTTGTATAGTGGTGAAGGGGAAGCAGTGGCTGATTTTGCAATCGGGTCTGATATCACGCTGGCAAACCCTGCTTTGGTAGTTGGTAGCACACTCATGATAAACTCACTGATTCTACGACCATCAATATAAATGAGGTGGACATGTGTCGAACTATATTCCACCAGATGGCCGCCAAGTAAATCTTAATTTTAAAGATCCTGTTACAGGCTCTACCAGTCTTAACTTTGGTGCTGACGGTCAAAACCTTGCTTCTCTTGATGTTGTTATCAATATAGCTGTCATTGCTAAGTTTAATGCGGTCAGCTATAGCAATGATGTATTAGATGCCCAGATTAATACGGGGTTTAATGCGGAATTCAGTGCTGTTACGGGTCAATTTTCGCAACTTAATGTAGAGCTACAGACCAGCTTTAAAGCTGAATTCAATGCGGTCAGAATTGACCAGTATTGTGCAGTTGATGCGGTGATTCAAACCAACTTCAATGCTCAATTCAAAGCGTTATTCGATATCAACCATCTGGTCGGTGTGTCCTATGGTTTTGATATGCGCTATCAGAAAGCGATTGCATGCCTGAGTACCACAGAAATACCTTGGGCCAAGCCAATATTAAGAGTCTCGAATGAGGCTCTTTTTTATGATCAAGGCTTGGTGATTTCAAATCAGGCAGATATTCGGTATGAGCAAGCAGGATCATTAACCCGGGCGATTAGATCCATACATGAGCAAGTAACCGGTTTAAGTTCGGATGCGTATGTGATTTGGGAAGAAGGCGATAAACGCTTTATCCATCAGCGATATTTGCATGAAGAAACAATCAAGCTGCGTCATAACCGGGAAACAGTCTGGCAAGAAATGATTCGTCGGCGTAAGACTTTGACTTACTCGCATGAAGTAGCTCAGGTCTTTGAGCATCGTTTTTCGTTTGGGTGGGATAAAAGCCTGGAGATTATCACCAAGTCGGATTTGCCTTGGGATCAAGCCAAAGCGATTCATTATCGCAAGCATCCAGTGTTACCTTGGCCAAAGCCCGAATTACCCAAATATGAAGGCAGTACAGATCTAAATTTTGTATGCCTCTGTCATGACGTCGATTCACACAATGTCGTTTTAAATTTTGGTGCGGATGACTGTATTCCAGCACTGCCGAACAGAAACTGGTGGTATATCGTGAATGTATTAACAGCCGAGCGATTAGATACCGGCGAGAAAATTAAAGTAATTGATGGCACTTACAGCACTAGTCGATCGCAATTGTGCTGGACCTATTCCATTGCTGTCGATCATACCGAAAAAAACAAGCTTCAGCCAATTGATGATCAGCCAGTTATTCTAAAAGTTGTAATTAATGGGTTTGAGCATCATGTATTGCTTGAGACTGAAACGGAAACAATTAAGTTTGCGAATAAGTCATACACTTACGATGGTCGAAGTGTCACAGCACTCAATGCAGCGGATTACGCTGCTAAACGTTCATTTATCCAGGATAACGAACGAACCTCTGTTCAACTGGTGCAGGCTGAAATTGATCGGGCGCAATCCAATACTATTCTGGATTGGAAGCTGATTGATGAACTGGGTTGGATCGTACCGGTTGAAAGCCTGAGTTATGCAGAACTTGCCCCGATAGATGTAATTAAACAGGTGGTTAATGCGGGCGGTGGCTTTATCTATAGCCAGAAAGCGGGCAACACACTGACTATTTTGCCTCGATACCAGAAGGGTTACTGGGATTCAATGACTGTTGATGATTATGACGTTCTGCTGCCTGAAAGTGTTGTGATACAGCAAAACATTAAACAGAACGATGAGTATGTTGCTGACTTTAATGCCATCACAGTGGTGAATAGCCGTAGCGGTGAAAGCCTAAAAGTACAGCAACGAGGAACATCAGGCAATGTGCCGCTAGAAACAGTCACAGGGCCATTGTTTAACGTGGTGTCTGGTGCCAGCTATGGTAAAAATGAGTTAGTGAAAGCCAATATTCAGGAGCTACATACCTTTTCTGATATCCCTGTAAGCCAAGAAATAGGCGAAATGCTACCGGGTAAGTCGATTGCATTTAATGGGCAGTGGTGGGGTGTGATTGACTCGGTTTCAGGTAGTTTCTCACATGAAAAAGTGAATGAGACAATTACTGTGGAGCGTATTAGTCGTGAATAATCCTTTATTTGAATTACGAAAGCTTCTCAATCCAACCCATGCGGAATACATCGGCACCATTACATCAGTGAGTCATCCAGAATACCGGGTACAGGTTGATGGTGGATCTGGTCCAGTATTGTGCACATCGGGTACAGCTTACAATTTAGGTGCCAGAGTTTTTATTGCAAATCAAGTTATCTTGCGACCTGCACCAAGTGGGTCGCATTCAGAAATAGAGGTTTAAGACCATTCAACACAATGCACCTTCGGGTGCTTTTTTATTGCCAAAATTTAGGGGGCGGCATGCCAACGCACGACTATTCTACAGATCCACCACCAGCAAGTGCAGGATCAATAATGATGCTTTCAGACAAAATGACTGATATGTGTCAGAAGATAGATAAGCTCGGTGATATTCCACAAAAGCTTGATCGGCTGGATATGACTATCACGCAGCTTAGCAAGGATCACCAACAAACCCGTGCTGACCTACTGCAAACACAAACTAACTTCCAGGTTGAACTTGAGAAAATCCAAAGAGATGTGGGGGAGCTTAAGACCAGTAAAACTCGGATCGACACACTTGGTGAGTGGTTTAAGTGGGGAGGTCTTGCTTTGTTGGGGAGTATAGTTGGCTCTTGGTACACATTATCGACCGATGTACGGAATACTCAAACCAAGACAGCCAGCAATGATCAGCGGATCATGATTATAGAAAAACAATCTGATCAAACACAGCGAACCTTAGAAGAAATCCGCAACAAACTTTATGAACGCAATTATGTGAGAACCAATAATGAAACTAATCAATAACTGGAAACAGGCTTGGAAACTTAAGTCGGTACAAGTAGGCGCAATTAGCGCCTTTTTTTACGTCTTTATGTATGCCGCTTTTGAATTGCTCTGGCAGTTTGGCACCTATTTCCCACAAGTCTGGGCTGTGGTGCCGGAAGAAATTAAGCAGTTGTTGCCACATTCATGGGTAGCTTGGTTAGGTTTTTTAAGCAGTGTCTTGGGTATTTTTGCACGGTTAAAAGCACAACCGGAATTGCATGGAGAGGCCAATGAGCAAGAAATTAACCAATGATCAAATTATCACTCAAGCCAAGGCACTCGGTATTGAAGTTGCTGCCTTAAAAGCAGTAATGGAAGTTGAGTGCAAGGGGTCGGGTTTTAATATGGATGGCTCGCCAGTTATTCTCTATGAACGCCATAAATTCTATGAAGGTTTGCGAGCAATAAACTGGATTACCAAATCAAATGAATGGTCTCAACAATACCCCGACCTTTGCAATCCATCACCAGGTGGCTACGGTAAATTTTCAGAACAGCACAATAAACTGGAAAGAGCATCAAAGCTGAATCGTGATGTGGCGCTTGAATCATGCTCATGGGGCTTGGGTCAGGTAATGGGGTATCACTGGAAGTCTTTAGGTTATTCAACCTTGCAAATGTTTATCAATGCTATGTATAAAGATGAGGCCTCGCAGCTTGATGCCATGTGTCGATATATCAAAGTAAATAACCTTATCAGCGCTTTAAAAAATAAAGACTGGAAAGCGTTCGCGAGAGGTTACAACGGCAGAAATTATGCGATAAATAAATATGATGTGAAGTTAGCTGATGCATATAAAAATGCCCTCAAGTGAGGGCTATTCTTTCCAACTTGCAGAAATGCGCAAGTTTGCATATTTCGCAAGTTCTAGTCCTGAATTCTAGTCTCTATTTAGTCCAACCTGTTCGCAATCTCGCTTGCAGTGGCATTGTAGTAAATCATAAGGCTTCTTAAGTCTTTGTGACCAATCATCCGCGCTAAATCTAATACTTCCAATTTTTGAGCAAGCCTTGTGCATGCCTCATGTCTTGAGTCGTGAAAATGCAAATCATCTATTTCGCACTTATCTCGCAACTTCCTCCAAAGCGTATCAAAACTTGAATCTTTCACTGTGAATACCTGGTGAGTGCTTAAGCCTTTCATTAACTCCAACAACTCAACTGCACGTTTTGACAGTGGCACATGCCGCTTAGTTCCGTTTTTGGTTTCATTCAAAGTCACATATCTATTTTTTAAATAAACACGGTCCCAAGTTAAGCCACGAATTTCTCCAGCACGCATTGCAGTTTCAATCGCCAGTAAGAAAGCAATCATAATTTGCTGTGTAAAGTTCCCGGGTGTTTGTTCGTTAAAATCAGCAGCAAGACAAAGCCTGTAAATCTCATCTTCCGATATACGCCTGTCTCTATGTGCTGGCGGTGGTGGCATCTTTAAGTCACTCATGGGTGAATCATAAACCCACTTCCATTCTGTGCGAGCAACAGTGAACAGGGCAGATAAAATATTGCCTTCACGCCTAACAGATGCAGGCTTAACACTTTTAAGCCTTGAATCTCGCCACACCACAAAATCATCAGTCGTAATTTTAGCAATGTGCTTTTTTGCAATTTTTGGAAAGTTTTTCTGAAATGCTCTAAAGCGTTTTATCTCTGCATCACAGCCTTTGTGCTTTGGACACACTTCTTCTATGTATCTATCAATTGCACAATTTAATGTATAATCAGGAAGCTTTCCGCGTGATAACTCTCTTAATTCAGTTTCACGTTTTGATGCCCATGCGCGAGCCTGAGTCTTAGTGTCGAATGTCGCACTTTCCCGAGTACCATTCACACTAATCTCAACTCGCCAAGCATCACCCCTTTGTCGAAAGGTGGCCATAATTTTTCCTTTAAAATGTTGTGGCGTAAATTTGGCGTAATCAATATAGAATGAATAATAGGGAATAATAAGGAAACATTAAACTATTGAATTAATGAGCCACACTTAAACCCATAAAAAGAAAGAAAAAATAAGCAAAACTAAGGAATAGTAAGGAAACCGCAAATTTCGGAAAGTGCCCGCTGAGCGCACCATTTTCTTGTTCTATCCCTTCCGATGTTGTCTTAAAATCATTTAAAATAAATAACTTAAGCAACTGGGTTGTCTGATACTATCCAAAGGCGTTTTAGGATACCGTAATCTTTTACGGTACATTCCATTTCTGACAAAAATATACCGTAAAAAATGCCTAGTTTATAACGCATAGATCTGGCTAAGAAGCTGTTGGGCATGGCTGATGATTGCTGCCGATCTCTAAATTTATCCAGCTGCCGATAGAAATCATTAGCAAATCCTCCTCACGTGGATACAAGTTCATTCACTCCGCTAAAATCTTATTTATTTTTTAAATCTTTTTTT